GGGAGATTCAGGCTCTCCCCTGGCCTTTTATTTAATTATACTAACAGTATACCAGTGATTAATACTTCGGTATTGTTATTTGCAGGTGTTACACGAATTCTTACATCTGTTCCGCTTACATCTGCTGAAACTGTTTGAAGTGAAACTCCACTTGTTGATGACATTCCATACTCTGTAATATATACGTTATCTGAAGAGTCTAGAGTTACCATAATTTTTGCAACTTCTGTGTGGTTTCCATTCTTTGCCTTAACAAGGAATTCTCCACTTCGGTATGAAGCCTTTGCCCATGCATAAGCTGTGGTTGCCGCTGCAGTAACAATATTACCTGTGGTTGCAGCAATTTGCTTAGCTACTGAGTTAACATTTACTGCTGTAAACGCTGTGGTTCCTGCAGTTACTCCAGAAAGAGCAGATGATGCTGTGGCTTCTGCTGCTGACTGTGCTGCGTCGGCTTCTGCCTTAGCAAATGCTGTAGTAGCAATCTGAGTTGTATTAGTGTCTGCTGCTGCTGTAGGGGCTGTTGGGGTGCCAGTAAGTGCTGGTGAGGCCAATGGAGCCTTAAGGTCAAGAGCTGTCTGTGTTGCTGATGATACTGGCTTATTAGCATCTGACGTATTGTCAACGTTTGCTAATCCAACATCTGACTTTGTAATTCCAGTAGGTGTATTAATTACTGGTGAAGTTAAAGTCTTATTTGTTAAAGTTTGAGCGGTAGAAAGATCTGCTGTAGTTGATGTGTTGATGCTAAATGAATTACCAGTTAGTGTTAAACCATTACCTGCAGTAAATGTGCCAGAACCTGAGAATTGTGTGAATACTTTTGGATCAGCGTTTCCAAGACTATTCCCTCCACCTTCTACAAGTACAAATCCTTTAGCATCATTAACGGTGCCCCTGTCTACAAAAGTGAAAAGTCCAGGAGTAAAAGAGTTTTTCTTATTTGCATCTGATGAACGAGTTAAAACTGCTCCCGATCCTGCTGATCTTCCTGGTATTGCATTTTGCCCTACTGTTGTACATGTAAATATACCATTTTGTTTAGAAAGGGTTTGGTCTTTTACAAGAATTCTATCTCCAAGGCTGACAAATGTGCTATCAATATATAATTCCCCTATAGGAAAAGTAAAGGTATCTAAGAATTCGTCATCGGGTCCATCCTGATAATCATTAGGAGCAGCGTAAGTTCCGCCGTTGGCCAATATGTCTGCTGTAGTTGCAAGTGCAACAGAAGCCTTAACATCTAAACCTTGAGCAACACCGTCTACATAAGCCTTTGTTGCTGCATCTTGTGCAGAAGTCGGATTTCCAAGACCTGTGATCTTGTTTGTACCCATTGCAATTGCGCCAGACATTGTTCCGCCAGCTTTTGGAAGTTTAGCGTCAAGGTCTGTGGTTAAATTTGAAATCTTAGATTGTGCGATTGCTGCTGCTGAATTAATATCAGCATCTACGATTGTATCGTTAGCAATCTTTGCTGAGGTTACTGCACCGTCTGCAATCTTTGCTGTTTCGATAGAGCCTGAAGCAAGTTTAGCAGCGGTTACGTTAGCATCTGCAATCTTTGCTGTAGTTACTGCGCTTGAAGCAATTTCTGCTGTGTCAACAGAATTGTCTGCCATCATTGCATTTGTAATTGTATTATTAGGTAATGTTACTGTACCTGTAAATGTTGGAGAAGCAAGTGGTGCTTTATCATTTAATTGTGTCTGAATTGAAGATGTTACGCCATTAAGGTATCCAATTTCAGTGTCAGATACATCTGCGACACGAGCCTGAATTGTGGATGTGTCAACAGATATTGCACCTGTTGTATCGTTGTATGAAAGTCCAGTTCCGACTGCATTACCGACGGCATCTTGTGCTTGCTCGTCTGTGTATGTTACTCCGCCAGTTAAACTAATTGTTCCAGTAGTGTCATTATAACTTACTGAAATATTTGTATGTGTTCCGCCTGTGAGTTGTGCTGCTGCGGTGTCTTGAAGAAATTCTACTGAGTTTTCAGTAAGGATATTAGATCCATTTACTGTAGCTGTTGATCCCTCAACAACTAAACCATTCTTAATTCTAAAGTTTTTATCTACTGTTGCCATTTTTTTATTTCCCCTTACGCCTTAAAATTTTAAGGCGGTTCTATAATATCTAGCGGTTATAGATCCACTTGTCGGTGTTACTTTCAAACTAATTATACCTGCATTTTCTTCTAATTGCACAGTATAAAGAGAATTATTTGTATTTGATGATATTTCATATCTATTTATGTGTAAGTCTGTTCCATCATTGACTATATCTAGTTGATCAGAAACAAGTAAGTTGCCTTTTTTGATTTGTAATGTATATCTTATTGTTGAATATAGAGATTTAGCAAAACTGTCTACTGTTGTTTTGTTCTCTATTCCACTTATTGTTAAATCATTATTTCCTTCAAGACCTAACAAAAGTTCTGCTGCTGAGGTGCTGTTTTCTATGTTGGTTAAAGTTGTTTGTATTGCTGCAACCTTGTACTGAATAGAGTTTGAATCATTAGAGCCATTTACTCCAATTTTTGTTTCTATTGCCTCAACAGCATCATTAAGATTTATATGCTGTTCAGAGTGCGATGGACTAGATAATGGATCCGTTGAATTAGGATTTGTTAATGAGTCTATCGAACTTGGAAAATTTGTTGCCATTGTTTTATTGCTCCAAAATTATGACTTGTAGGTATATTATATCTTATTTTTTATTATAAAATAAACTATTCTTTTGTTAAATTTTGCCACCATCTAATAATGATAATTCTAAAAAGCTAGAATCATTAATGTTGTCTGACGGAGTTCCTCCGTCAAACCCTATTACCTTGGGAATACTTTCTAAAACATTTGCTGTAGTGTTTATTTCTTTAAATGTGATTGGATTTTCAATATCAATTGTATGTACCTCTCCATCGTATGCATGCGTATGTAGATAAAATGGTGCTGGGTCTGTGTTTCTTGCTATTGTTACCCATATTAATCCGTTGTGAATCTTTAAAGCCTTTTCTGTTGTATTAAAAAATACATCGCCTTCCGACCCCGCAGGGTCGGATGATAATGTTGCTAAATTTAATAAAGACTTAAGTTTCATTTTTTATTTAGCCTATTACTACTACTTTGTATTCTCCTGATGCAGGTGCTACTGCAAATTTAATAGTTACGGCAGATGCAGATGTTAATTCTACGTCTGTCTCAACTTTAGCATATGGAGAAGCTGCTTGCGAAACCTGTACTAAAACATCAGTTGAACCCAAGTTATGAGTAACCGTGTATGATGTTGATACTGAATTTAACGTCTCGACATACTTTCTAGTTATTGCATGATAGTTAGTTCCATCATTTGTAACTGTCCATTTATCTGAGGACTCGTTCCATAGAATTTCAACATCTGTTTCGCTACCTCGCTCTACACGAATTCCAGCGTCTGCTACTGGTGCTCCAGTAAAATTAGTATTAAGATTAATCTTGTTATCAACAATGTTTACCTGGGTTGTATTTACAGAGTTAACTGTTCCTGTAACATTTAAGTTGCCACCCACAAGAAGATTGCCAGTAATTGTTACGTCATCTGGAAGCCCAATTGTTACTGCTGAATTTTCTGATCCTGAACCAGAAACTGTAATTTCATTTGCTGTTCCAGCAATTGTTGCAATATAGTTACCAGTTGTTTGTGTTGCAAGATTAACATTTTTAATACTTACTGCGCCATCTGTTACGGTAAAGTCTGCGTCTGCAAATGAAGCAACACCACGATTTGTAGTTGTTGCAATTTCTGCATCTACTGTTAGGGTTCCTGCTGTATCATCGTATGATACATCAATGCCTTCTCCAGCAACAATTTGTGAAGAAACAATATCTTGTACACGCTCAGCATTTAATGTTACTGCGCCTGCTGCTACGGTAAAGTCTATGGCATCAAAACTTGCAACACCTTTATTAGATGAAGTTGCGTCTTCTGCTGATACTGTAATTGTGTTGTTTGTTACTGCAACATCAATTCCTTCTCCACCTGAAACAGTTAATGTGTCAGTTAATAAATTAACTGTGTCTGTTCCAGTGTCTCCAGCAATTGAAAGATTAGTTGCTACGTTTACTGTTCCTGCTGCAGTCAAACGACCTTGTGCGTCTACTGTAAATGTAGGAATTGCTGTTGTAGATCCGTATGCTCCAGGTGTTACTGCTGTGTTATCTAGATCAATTACTGTTGTTCCTGTTGAATCTGTATACGTTGCTGTTAAGCCAGTGCCACCAGAAACATATGCACCAATAGCATCTTGAATTACTTCTAGGGAGCCAGATGTTGGGATCCAGGTTGTTCCGTCAAAGAAGTATACAATTTTATCTACTGTGTTAAAATATATTTGACCTTCTACTGGGCTTGAGGGCGCAGTGCTAAGGTTTTGAATTCGAGCATTTTGTAATTCATTTTTGTTAAGGTCTAAGCTAACTAAAAATTTTCTTGCCATTTTGTTTCTCCTTTATGACAGGTATGCTGTCCCTGAAAATGGTTGAGCCATTGTCAGCCTTATTCTATTTGTGTTTAAATAGTCTAGTCCAGTTTCAACTGTTTCTCCAGAGCTATCTTTTGTTGTTACGTTTGGGAAAAACCCAAGATTATGTGTTAGTGTTACTGAATATACTCCATTGGTTGGTCCAACAACTTGAGCAATTTCCCATGAAGATGAATATGCATAATCTGAACCTTCTTGAATAAATTTAATAACAGTTGCGCCAGACCAACTTAAATCTGTAAGTTTAGGTCCGTAGAAATCTGTTGTAACTGTGTTGTAATAAAAATCTCCAATAACCCCTAGGTTATTTGATGGTGCAGAGATTCCATTTAATATAGTTCTTCCAGCAGGGCCTTGTGGTCCTGGTGATTTTACAATTACTTTATTTTTTACTTCTTTTACTATTACTTTTTCTGCTGACATTATATAGTTACCGATCTGCTGAGAGTTAAAAACCCTTCGAGGAGTTTTATTTTATTCCCGTTAGAATCGACAACCATAACGTCATAAGAAGATTTTGGATAAAAGAGTTTATTTGTCTGGGTAGGTGTCATTTTAATGGTTAGTGTTCCAGTTGCACCATTAATTGTTATACCACCAGAGGGTGATGTTAGTGTAAATGCTAGCTTAGGTCCACCTTTAGTATCACGTACTTGCATCTTTGCAGTTGCATTTACTAAACTTATTGGTGTGACTTCGTCCTCTAAGGTGTATTGAACCTCAAAGGTAAAAGTAGCATTTTGATCTACTTCAAAATTCTTTTGTACTGCCATTTTCAAAATCTCCTAAAATAGGAAAACTCCTATGCTTATTTTAGCACAGGAGCTATCCTAATCGACTACTATTTTATTTTACTTTTTAAAGCCAAACTCTGTATTGCTTGGGCTTAACGCCTTGAGAATAACTGGGGCAATTGCTGCGACTCCTGCTGCAATTAAATCCTTTGGATTTGTATTTCCAGTCATGTATAGAGCTGTAGCTGCTGCTAGGAATGCTCTTCCGTAAGTTCCTAGAGCTGCTAGTATTTGTTCTGTATATGTATTCATATTATCTCCTTTTGGCTTTCGCCATTATATATTCTACCACTATGCGGTTATATCTACAATCTCACAGTTTCCGTCAGATGTGCATGCAAGGGTTTGATTTCCAGATGTTCCATCTTCCGTCTCGTAAAAAGAAAGATCAGCCCATCTAATTTCTTTAGGCATTTTGCCCAAAAGATCTAAATATTCTTCTTTAGATATCTCTTGATATGGAGCCTGCTTGTATGTGTGCTCTGACATCGGTAAAAATGAGATTCCAGAAACATCGTTAAAATTTTTGTATACCCAAGCTCCTACTTCCATCCATTCGTCTTCTTTAACTGAAACGGTAATTGATGGCTTGTGCTCACACCAGGCACGTTGGTAAACTAACCAAATATTTAAATGTTCAATAGCGGTTAGGTCATTTCTAACAATTGCACCTTCTGGTGCTTTTACTGGAAATGAAAATACGTAAGTTTCATTTGGCTTCATTACGTCATCTTCTACTGGAATACCTACTTCTTTTAAGAAAGTAGAAATTGGATCTCCCTTGGAGCCACGAACTGTTCGAATATAGTATGGAGAATGCCATGCATGCATTCCTGAAGACACCCCGACCAATTGAGATACTGTTCCTGATGGTTTTACGCATGTAATAGCGGCAGACTCTGGAATCCCAATTTTCCCAGCCTCATCTTTATTTTTTGCTCTTGCTGATTCTCTAAGTAAATTTAAAAATTCTTCCAAAGATTCCAAATTTTCTTTTCCAGACATAAACTTATGCCCAAATTGTCCAGTAAGAGATACTCCTAATAGGCGCTCTTCTTCTGTGTTGTCCTTCCAAATTTTACGAAGGTATTTAAAGTCTGTAAGAGTTGACTGCCATGTTCCAAGAATAGTTGCCAACTCAACTTTGCGTTCAATATCTTTCTTTGTATCATTTTCACGTAATACGACTTCTGAAAGATTACAAAACTGGTAAGGACGTAAAATAATCTCTGAGCAAGGGTTAGTTCCATAGTGTATATCTGGATCTCTTCTTCCATATTTGGCTGCTTGGGCTTGAGCTGCGGCCACATTGTATATACCTCGTTCTCCAGACTTTGAGTCATATAAAGATTTCCATTCTGCTATAAATTGTTCCATTTGTGGTTTTCTAGAATACGCCACTGAGTTGTTAGAGAGTGCACGTTGTGAATTGTGCTCCCACCAATTTCCAGTTTTTGCTTGTGCCATTTCAATATCGTTAATATTAGAAAGAGAAATCAATGCAGATCTGCGTACTCCGCCAACCACTACAATTTCACCTATTTTGCACATAATGTCGTGTGCTTCAATTGGCTTGAATTGTCTACCTGCTGCATTTTTAAATTTAGCAATTGTAAAATCAAAAAGATTAACTAAAGGCTGTGGGCCAGAAGATCTTCCACCCATAGTTTTAAGCCTTGCGCCTGCGGGACGAAGTTTGCTTACATCAATTGATGGAATCTGTCCAGTCCAAAGAAGTGCAAGTAATTCACGAAATGCTTTTGCCCAACCAGACTTAGAATCTTCAACAACAATTACCGTTGTAGATTTTTCAAAAGATTCTGGAATTATTGGAAGTTTATTTACGTATTTATATTCGACAGAAAACCCAACTCCAGTTCCACACATTAAAATGTACATTGTTTCGTCAAATGAACGGGGATTATCTACTGGTACAAATGAACAATTGTATCCCGCAACATGATCTCTCTCTAACGCTGGGCCAGCGGTCATTACGGATCTCATTGATGGCATAACGTTTCTATCTAGCACCGCTTGTTTTAATTCTGTTATTAGTTTTGATGAAGGCTCATATGAATGCTCTTTAAATAAATGATCTAGCATAAAAGAAAAATAACGATCTACTGTTTCGCTCCAAGTTTCTCTACGATTTTCTTCTGGCATCCAACGTGCATACCGAGACAATGCAATAAAGTTTTCGTACGGGTTTTCAATAGATGTTGACATATAGACCTCTTCTTCCGCCTGCGGATTAATTAAAATTTTTGATGAAGTCTAAGTGTATCAAACTTTTATTAACGGGTCTAGCCCTAGGAAAATTTTTTAAAAATATCTTTAAAAGCGTTTTCAGTCAACTGATCCCAATTATAATCTTTATGTATTTTAGTTGACTGAGCAAAATAATAATTTGAATATGCTTTAAAATTAATAGACACATCTCTCATAAGTTCAAGTAGATGTTGACGGTTTGGCTCAAAAACTTTTCCTTTGTGTGGAAATGGCCATGGTGAATCTATAATTTTTGATTTTAATTTTAGTGGACCAAGATATTTTTCGTAGTGAGCCCATCCGTTAGTACAAATAGTTGGCATGCCAGTTGCTAAAGCTTGAAATGGAATAAAGCCAAAACCCTCTCCATAGCTTGGATAAATTAAAACATCATGTGAGTTATACAGTTGTACTAGCTCTTCATTTGTTAAAACTTCTGTTATTAAATGAATGTTTGAGTAAAGGTTTTCTGGTGCGCCAATTATGTTTTTGTCTATAAAGTTATTATAAACTCTTGTTGTATTAATTTGGTCTGCTTTAATTGTTAAAGAGTATTCGGGGTTGTTTCCAAATAAACTTATAAAGGATTCCACAACCATTTGACCAGCTTTTCGTGGTGCTGGCTCTCCGACATGTAAAAATTTTATTATTCCGTCATCTTGCCTTTTATAAGGTTTCCATATTGGATCAATTCCATGTGGATAAACTTTATCCACCCTGTATCCGTTATCTTCAAAAACATTTGCACACCAATCTGAGGTAGTCCAAATTTCATCGCAAGCATCCATGTATTCTTTCCAGTCTTCTGGTATTACTGTAGACTCCCACGGAGTATAACTAATTTGATATTGATTTTTATGTAATTTAAAATACGATGGTTGTGAAAAATTAAACTGTACCTTAGATTTTGGGTCTTGAAATGGAACAAAGTGTCCCAGGTTATTTAGTGATTTAACTATATTTTCTCCTGCGTAGCCATACCCGTTTTTGCTTTTTAGGTTAGCAATTACTGTGGAAAACGATATATTCATACATTCTTTCTGGTCAACTGGCTTGACACTCTTTAAAGCACAATGGTACTATTATAGTTCGTTATCTCTAAAGGAGGAATGCCAATGGAGTAAGTAAAACAAAGACTTAGTGATGTTGTACATAACTGGGCCGCAATAGCAATAATAACATTATTCCTATTTTCCGTCCAGCCTGGACCAACTATTACTCAGGCTTTAGAAGTAAAAGAAGAAAAAACCGAACTACAACTAAAAAGAGAAATAATAAATAAGTTCAGCAATGACACTTATGAGCACTCCGAAATGCTTGCGCCTAGTGATCTAAAAGATCTATTATGGGCTGTAGGTTTTGAAGGGGTAGCTTTGAAAACAGCTTGGGCTGTTGCTAAAGTAGAGTCTAACGGGAGACCGCTTGCTCTAAACGACAACAAATCAACTGGGGACAAATCTTACGGAATTTTCCAGATAAATATGCTTGGGGAACTTGGCATAGATAGAAAAGAAAAATTCGACTTAGTTTCAAATAAGGAATTATTTGATCCAGTAACAAACGCAGAGATAACGTATTATATGACTAAAGGCGGAAAAGATTGGTCATCGTGGCCTAACTCAATAGAAAAGGCCAAGGAGTTGATTCCTCAATTCCCTAAAGCTTAAGGAGCATTTTTGCGACAGATACAATATGTATCTCAGTATATAGCTTTATCAGAGGAGAGCCTTGTTCCAAAATTGGAATGTCCAATGGATCAGGGCTCTCTTTTCTGCAATTTAGATTTAGAGGATAACATATTCTTGTATTGTATTTCTTGTGATTATAAAAACTTTATAGGAAGCTCTTTTTATGATAACATTGTATTATTAGTAGATGGAGTTAAAAATGTCTGAAACGCCAGTAAATCAAAATTTAGAAGATAACCTTCCAATGGTTGATTATATTATGCTACACAGGATATACGATTTATTAACTCTTATAGCAAATGAAGTTGCTGGTTCTGAAAAGACTTCAAAAATGGTTGAATACCATGAGCAAGGATACTTATTGGGGCCAGCTCCCTCTTATACTCCTGAAGGGGAATAAATGACAAATTTTGTTAACGATATAGCATACATCCCTAATCATATTTTTGAAGTTACTTCAATGACTCATGACATAACGTATGGGTTTGCAAATAAATCAAATGTTGCAAAAGTAGAATTTAAAAATTTAGAACATGGAATGATATTAAAAGATAAAACAATAGTAAAAAAAATAACTAAAGATAGCTATTCGAATAAACAACCTTTTTATTTTATGCATATGGCAAAAACTTCTGGAATATCTCTTCAAGAGGAGCTAAAAGATGTTTTTAAAGAAGAACAAATGTTTATAAATACTGTTCAGTATTTAAATGATGTAGATATGCTAAATTCTAAATTAATTTCTGGGCATTTTGCTATGTACCCAATTGATTTATTTAAAAAAAATAATAAAAATATTAATGCAGTGACAATAGTAAGAAACCCTATAGATAGAGCTATTAGTTTTTTTATTTATAGATTTAAATTTTATAATGCCATAATGGGTAGAAAAACAGAGTTTCCAACTAGTCGGCAATTTGATTTATTTTTATATGATAAAAAAAATTTAGACTTTATAAATAATTTCCAATCCAGGTCAATATCTTCAACCCTAAATGTAGCAGTACTTAATCCAATAAGTAATAACTATATGAATGGGTCAATAGATAGATATAAATTAACTGAAAAAATGTTTAGCAGCTGTCATTTTATGGAATATTCTGATGGAAGCCTGTGGAAAAATGATCTACATAAATTTAATATAATTGGGACAGTAGACCATAGAGATTTATTTTTAAATAAACTAACTAATCTTTTAGAAAAAAATAAATATCATTCAGTTTTTAAAAATATTAAAAGAAATACTTCTGGATTTGAAGTACAAGAAATTAAAAAGATTTTAACAAAATCTCAAATTGATAAGGTTATTGAATTAAATAATTATGATTTTGAGCTGTATGATTTTTTAATGACAAGCAAAGGAGTTTTTCAATGTTAGAAAAAAAGATGTATCCATTTTTTAGGGCTAGTATAAAATGGATTGATCACAGAAGGATTCCTCTTACAAAAAAAGTAGCAAAAGAGCAAAAGATAACTGATAACATTGACATTATTTTTCTTCCTAGCAACTACTATTCTTTCTTTTTAAATAGAGCAAAAATGATGCACAAGAATATGCTAAAGCATGGCAAAATTTTTTATAGCTACTATGGGAAATATGTAGTCACATATGTTTTTTCACCTAAAGGTGCGTGGGATGTTTTAGCTTTAAAGCAAAAGTCTTTTATGAAAGGTCCTCTTTGGGGAAGGGCAAGAAAACTTGTTGGAAATGGTTTGCTGGTTAGTGAAGATCCAGATCATTTTGTTTATAGAAGAATGACCATGTCAAGTTTTGATCACAATAAATTAAAAAACATGTCGTCCATAATGCTCAATGCCATTTCTGAACGTGTTGAAGATATGAAACACGGAAATAAGGAAATTGAAGTTTTATCTAAAATGAATTCTTTAACCTTGGACGTTATAATGAGGTGTGTTTTTGGAATTTATATTAAACAAGATTCAGAGGCAATAAAGCATAATACATCTATTAGTCAGGACGCTATAAATAGAACTCAGGATCCATCATTAACAAGATTCGAAAACCTTAATTTGCCGTATTTTAAAAGATTTGCAGACTCTACTGAATTTCTTTATAAATTTGTTGAAGATATTTATGAAGAGAAAATTAAATCTGGCTTAGGGTCAGATGACCTTCTTTCCGTATACATAAATACTACAGATAAAGATGGAAACAAAATGCCTAAGCATCAAATACTAGATGAAATGCTAGTTATTATTCTTGCTGGGTTCGAGTCAACTTCTAATACATTAGTTTGGTCATTTGCTCATCTAAATAAAAATCCAGAACAATATGAAAAATTAATAAATGAATCTTTAGATATATTTAAACCTGAATACTCCAATGAAGAGATTCTTGAAAAAATTATAAAAGCGCCTGTGGCAAATAATATAATAAAAGAAACTTTAAGGGTATATCCTACAATTTGGAATTTAGCTAGAATGTCAATAGAAGATGTTATTGTTGATGGTAAATTTATTCCAAAAAATACATTTGTTGTTGTTAGTCCATATGTTACACACAGAGACACAGATATATATGAAGACCCAGAAAAATGGAATCCAGATCGATGGAATAATGACTTTGAAAAAAGCCTTCCTCTAGGTGCTTATTTCCCATTCGGAGAAGGAAGCAGATCGTGTATTGGTGACCAGTTTGCTCTTATGGAATTAAAAATAGCTTTATTATATATTTCAAGTCAATTTAGAATTAAAACATATGGGAGAATGCCAAAGGGCTTAGATAGAATTACCTATCGTGTTGAAAAGCCATTGCGAGCAAAAATAATTAAACATTGACTTTATAAATAAGTTATTTTATACTAGTGTTGTATGGGTTGAGCATTTATGTTCCCCACACAACTGCATCATTAGATGCCAGAACCCAATCGGATCCGCCTCTGATTGGGTTTTCTGTTTAAATAGGTGTATAATTAATTCATGAGCCCAAGATATTTTGCTAAATTTACTAACAGCCCTTCTGCTCAAAACCATTGGTATCATTTTGCTGGCGAACATTTTCAGCCAGGAGACTCTGAATATAAAATGTATTTAAAATATAAAATATTCAAATATAGATTAAAAAAATTATTTCGACTTAAATAAGTGCAATTGCAAAAAATATAGTGCAAAAATTGAAGTGATCGACGGCGGTAGAGAAGAACATATAATTTTTACCCATATAGCCAATGTAAGAGATATACCTCTAAATTGCTCTATAGGGCTTCTAAGAAGGTTTTAGATATCTACCCATACCCATACATGCATTGGGTCTTAAAAAGGCTTTAAATCAATTTCTATAAGGGATTATCCCAAAAAACTATGATAAGAATTATAGCTGGGATAAATATTGGTATGAATTGTGTTATATGCATGTATACAGTATATCCTATTATTCTAGTTGACTAAGATTATATATCAATTTTTAAAATAAATATTTACTGGATTAAGTTCTGGGTAATTAATAAAAAAATCTGACTGAATATGCTCTAAGCTATATTTACTAATGTATATTAAAATAAGTATATATATAGATAGATTAAGTACTTTATCAAATTTATTCATATTATTTAGACTTATTAATTTTTCTCTGGTGAGTTCTGACCCTATGACAATTAGAACATACTATCTCACATTTAGCTATTTCTAGATCTATTCTTTTCTTAGATAGGGTCGTAATGAGTTCTGATACGTTTGCTTGTTTCCGCCCCCGCACATGATCAAAATCCATTACGTAATAGGGAAAACTTTCTTTACAATCCATACATGGAGTATTAGATTTTAGGTCCTGAATATATCTGGCTAGATAAGCTTTTTGTTTAGCTATGCTAGTCTTTTCAGACTTCATTATCTTATTATATATTATGTTCTTTTAATGTATATCTGGGTATTTAGATTTTTTAGCAAACCCCCCCTCCCCCCTAAGTTTAAAAAATCTTCTTAGAAAGACAGGGAGGGCGATTACATCTGGTATATCTGAGTTCCTTAGTGTAACCCCCCAAAACCTTGCCTAGTATAACATTATAAAAATTTTTCTGTCAAATGGTAGCTCCAACGGGAATCGAACCCGTCCTTTTGCCGTGAAAGGGCAATGTCCTAACCGATAGACGATGAAGCCATACTTAGTTAATCTTAAAATCTCCCCATTCAGCCCATCTAATTATTTTTCTAGGCTTTGCAATTCCGCCAGGAGTCATATGCTTCCAATCAGATAGCGGAGTATTATAAGCTTTATCGTATGCTTCTTTTTCAGAATTGGCGGAGACCGATATCTCATATTTATCTGTTAGTGTAGCGACAATTTTGTAGGAAGTAGAATCGGATTCTTTAGATTCCACAATAGGCCAATAGTAAACATCAAAATACATATAGTGATCACCAGCAACTTCAGTTGAGTAGCCAAGTTCGGAGGGGAAGGCAAGATAGTCTCCTATTTCCAGGGGGATACTTCTATTAAGCTCTGTTATCCTCATAGTGAATGCTTTAGTGCTTACGAAAACACTAAAATGTTTTGCCATGTCATCCATATACACGGATTTGTCAAAAGTAAAATTATATCCGAGATGTCGAGTTTTTAATGAACCTATAATTACGTTCTGAATAGTCTCTAGCTGCTGAAGGTCTTCTTCTCCAAATGCAGATTGACCTAGAACTACGTTCTGAGATCTAGCATGGATAATATTATTTAATCCCGCCATTTTATCCTGCTACGTAAAAACAAATTCCTAAAACAGCTACAGTAATACTTAGTAAAGTAATCCAATTTTTTAATGTCATTTTATTCATATCTATAATTATACTATATATAATCCTAGTCGACTAGTATATTCATATTTACCAAAATGTTAATAATATTTTATTATGTATGATACACACATTTGAAATGTCCGATTTGTCCAGATAGAGCGACCATATGTGAGGAGTATCACACAATTATTGAAAATATCTTCATGATTTTTGCGACACGCCGAGCCATAACCCCTAAAATGTCAGTCCCCCATGTTAAGATTATAGTATAACAAATTAAATAAAGAATAAAGAATTAGAGCGTGAGCCTAGCAAATAATCCCGAAAGGGTGAGCCTAGCAAATAACCGCTCAACCTAACGAAAGGAAATAAAATGAACGATTACCTTAACTATCTAGATGAGGTCTATGATGACCTAGTGTCTGAATATGGTGAGGGCATAACACTTGCCTACCATGTCGCTAATGAAAAGGAGATGTGAGGCAACTCACACTCTACCCCTAGCGTGTCGGCTTGATAATGTCGGACGCTAATGATAGTCTTACCTTAATGAACAACCTAACGAAAGAAGGACAGAAAATGAAAATAACAATAACATACTCACTATGGCAAGGTGGCAGTTTGCTATCAGTAGGAAACAAGGCTGAAAGTGCTGATGACTTATTAGCAGTAATGGCTGAGTTAAATAAACTTGGTAAAGGTTTTACTTACAACATTAGAGAGGTAGAGGTAAATAAGTAATGATGACTAAATGGGACACTATTCAAGCAGACATAGCAGACGCTTATGCCTACTTAGATGAGGCAGAAAAGTTAGACAAGCATAACGAGGAAAGCCTATTTGATGAGGACATGATTAGCATGGACGAGGTAATCGAAAAGGGCTTAACACTAGATTGGGAGGAATACGAATAATGAACTTAGAATTATTATTAGACAGCGAATACTTTTCGCTATATATTAACGGGCTATGGCCTAATGGTGTCGGTATAGATATCCCGACATGGCTACTAGTTGGCTCTATTGCTTTTGTTTATTCCATTATACTAATTAGGAGAGATAAATGAAATCTAAATTAGAAAAGGATATAGAATTAAAGGAGAGTTTCTGCCAATTACTAGACGACACTTATCCTACTTACAAAATCGGTTATTCTACTTTTACCGCCAGCGAAATCTTAGAATGTTGCGACCCTATCGCATTTTCTATCGGACTAATCGAGCATGAAGATTATTTAGCAGAAATGGAAAACGAATGACGGAAAATCCCGCAGAAAAGTTAGCTAACCAATTTAAAAATTCGGTTGAGTTAGATCACCTAACCGAAATACAATTAAAAATGGTTGAAGAAATTTTACTAAATAAATTTGGTAAAAAAATAAAATAAATAACGGCGTGTCGGTTTGACAAAAAGCGGAAGCGCCCACAAAAGCTGTGGGGGCAAAATGTGATTTAAGACACATTTAAAAAAAGCCCTGAAATCTGTGGATAACTTTCGGGCGTGTCGTGGCGTGTCGGGCGTGTCGTCCACAGGCTAAATGTGATTAAGAACACACGACTTGAGCGTCTCAAAATGTGGAATTACTGGAAAGTAATATGAAATTGTCGGTGGCTTCCGCTATAATTGCGGTATAACGAAAGGAAGTGGCTAACAATGGCTAACTTATACACAATACAAGATTTGCTAATCGGCAAAACTTATCGCTCTAATTCTTTAACTGGGGAAATTATCTCAGCAGAGAAATCTAATGTTTGGTATGAAAATGCCGAAGCGTATTTGGTAGAAATTTATTCTGCTCATACTCTAAAAAATAAATATCGCACAATTGCGGTTAAGGTAGGTGAATAATAATGGGATATATTGAGATATTTCGCCTTGATGAACAAGGTGCTGGGTGGGTAGATTTATCCGAAGCCACCCCTGATGAATTACTAAATTTAGAAATCGGGTTATTTAATGAGGGTGCGCTTTAGGGCGTGTCCTCCCCACTTTGTCGGTGGCTTAGGCTATAATTACAATTAACAAACTACGAAAGGAAAACTATAAATGGGAAATCTAGCAGAAATAATCGGGGTCGCTTGTGATGAGTGTGGCGGTGCTGGCTTCATATTTTGGGGCGATGAAAATAATTATGATGTAGAGAGTTGCGATTGCGCTCTAGAAATGTGGGGTATCTAATGTATAGACTAGATACTTACTATGATGGCGAATTAGAATATACACACAAATTCGCTGACGCATTACAAGCCTTTGAGGCTTTCGCAAAATGTTATGATGTTGGATTTGCTAATGAATTCGCAACATATAATTTATCTTTGCCAAATGGCAAAATGTATACTAAAAACTTTAATCGGATTGGATTGGTGTCGCAGAAATGATGACCCGTAAAGATTATATTGCTACTGCTGAAATTATGAAATATGTTTCAGATAAAATTCACCCTGCTTTATTTTCTAAAGTAGTTGTGGATTTTGCTTTAATGTTTGCGAAAGATAATCCTAAGTTTGACGCTAACAAATTTTATAGCGCAAGCGGTTATCGTATTCCGCAATTTAATTCTAAATAAACGGCGTGGCGTCTTGACAAAGTCGCCAGCTGCGCCCACAGGTTCTTGTGGGGGCATTTTGTGATTTAAGACACATGCACAAAATCCAGGGGATTTTGTGGCGTGTCGATTAGGTAATGTCGTAGGCCTCTGTTATAATTCTTATCCACCCAACGAAAGGTCAACTCATGAACGATATTAACTCATGCTACTGTACTAACTATTCTATTTGCACAATTTGTGCCCGTGGCTATTCTAGCGAAGGCATGGCCGTGTATGATCGTGATCTAGCGCAAGATTGGGCCATGTCAAGAATGGCTGATGCAGAAATGGGGGACCTATGATGTCAGACGTAGCTGATACAATTCCACTTATGTTAAAAAGATCTAATGATCGCAAGGTTACTAACCTTGTATCTAAAAATGGCAAGACTTCTGCCATTGCTAATACTTTCGGCCTGCCTGCGGGTAAGGCATTCTCATGCCCTGGCGCTACTAGCATATGCGAAAGCGTATGCTATGCGGGTAAGTTAGAAAAGGTATATAAAGGCGTTAGAGACGTGCTCATTCACAATTGGAATTTACTTAAGGACGCCGACGAGCCTACTATGGTGGATCTAATAGAAAATATGATTAATGATTTTAGAAAAGATTGTGAAAAGAAAAATGCTAAGTTATTATTCCGTATTCATTGGGACGGAGATTTCTTTAATGATACCTATGCACGTGCATGGCAATATGTTATTTTAAACAATACCGATATTCAATTTTGGGTGTATACACGAGTTAAGTCTGCAGCGCTCATCCTAGACGGTATTGAAAACTTATCTCTTTATTATTCAACGGATGATGAGAATAAAGATATAGCGCATGATCTACGCAAGACTGGTACTAAAATTAGATTGGCTTATTTAGGTAAAACCTTTGCTGTTACCGAAAATACTATGAAAGAATTAATTGGTAAGCCTGGCGCTAAATGTCCTGAAAATAATAAAAGCATTCCGTTAATTTCTACTAGTGGCAGCGCATGCGTGTCGTGTGGATTGTGTGTTTATGGAAAAGCTGATATAAGATTTTCTGCGAGTAAAAAATAAATGGCGTTATTCTTTGGACAAGTTTTTGGGGCCCTATTGGGGTTGGTACTAGTGGCCCCATTCATAATTTTTTCATATGTTGCGTTTAAAAGATTTGATGTTGATGGAGACGGGACTAATGATTATTAAAAGGCGCCCACAAAGCTGCGGGGTCGGGCGTGTCGTTAAGAGTGTGATACAAATCACCCTGGAAAATACGGGCGTGTCTTAAAAAATGTCAGTTAAGTCTGCTATAATTCCAATCTAACGAAAGGAAAACAATGGGATATAACACAGCACTAGACCTAGCAGAAAGTTTTGACTTAGACCAAGCAATTCTAATTCATCTACGGGGTAATCATTACCCTCCCGTTCCATCATCTATGGTAGCACCATGTATTGATGCTATTGATGCTTATTATGCTGATGAACTTAATCAGTTAATTAAACTGCCTGAAGGAATATTGTGGAAAGGCAAGCCTGAAGCCCCCGCTTATGCGATTATAGAGGCTCATCATTTACAAGCGTTTTTACCTGAAACCGACTTCTAATTGTCGGTGGCTGGTGCTATAATAAACCCCTAACGAAAGGAAACAAATGGAAATCGGAACAACATACACAACCACTACAAGTGGTATTACTGGAGTTATCAAAGCAATAGATAACCACCCAAGCGGAGTTAATCGTATTCTGCTTGATGTAAATGGAACAGAACGCTGGACAAGCGTTAAAGCATAACAAACCAACCCACCTAACGAAAGGCAATACAAATGGCAAGAGGCAAAGCAATACAGGTAAAAATCGCAACAACTAAGGTTATCAAAGCCCTAGAAGCAAGATTAGCCAAACTAGAGGCTGATTACACAAAGCAAGACGAAAACGAAGCCAAATACCAAAAGGCTTTAGAGAAGTGGCGTAAAGAAATTGGCAAGTGGGCTATTGCTAATTTTACTAAATCAGAAAACCTACGCACCAACTATCGCAACTGGAACAAAACTCTCAATGTTGATTTTGATATAATCGTTGATGAGAAAGATTTTCCTGCCGAGCCAACTAAGGACTACGAGCAACTACATCAGCACTCTTATCGTGAGATGAAAGATGAGATGGAAAATGCTATTCGTATTCTTAAAATGACCGATGAGGAAACTGTAAATGCTTCCACATACAACGCTATTGCTCGTTATCTTTAATTAGATAATCATAAGGGTGGGTGCGTGGGTTATAGACAACACCCACCCCTTATGGTATAATTTTTATTCCTACTAACAAAGGAACACAATGCGGTATCGTGTAGAAATCTATGATGCTAATAAAGCTCATGATCTAACAATTTATTCTGCAAACAGTTACAATCGTGAAGCATTAACTAAACTGGTTAAACCTAATTTAAACAAATTTGAAGGCAATGTTAAAGCATATGTTGTTGATACACAAGACAACAAAAAAGTATTTGCTGCATTCTTTCCAGAAGAAATCCATAACTCAATCTAAATCTTGGGGCGGTACCCACTGCCTGCCCCATCTTCCCCTGCGCCCAAGCTTGAAGGCTTATCCACAGCGTTACGGCATCCTGTGGAAAACCCCCGAAAATTTATGTCAAATAAGATAGACAATGTCAGTGCCCCCTGTTATAATAAACCTAACAAACAAACGAAAGGATAAAATGGCTCATAATCTCGAAGAGCAAGATGGTCAAGTAGCATTTGCATTGCGTGGTGCACCTGCTTGGCACAATCTTGCAAATCGCATTTTCGCTCAAGATGAAAATGTAACTACCGCAACAATGCTTGAAGAAGCAAAGTTAAATAACTGGAATGTCCGCTTGTCGGATGTTGCAGATCATATCCCAAGCACATGGAGAAATACATCAGATAATTTCTATGTGATTCGTGATAACCCGTTTGATCAAGGCACTGATGTTTTATCAGTTGTTGGCAAGCGTTACAAAACCGTTCAGAATGAAGAGTTATTTGCATTTGCTGATAACGTTCTGGACAATGATGCTGCAAAATGGGAATCTGCTGGCTCAATTAAAAAGGGCAAAGTTGTATTTGGCTCATTAGATATTCCACGTGAAATCGTATTAGACCCACAAGGTATTAACGATAGAACTAAGTTATATCTAATTGTATGGACATCTCACGACGGTTCAGTTGCAGTTCAAGCAGCAATCACACCCGTTCGTGTTGTATGCCAAAACACTCTTAATCTTGCAATGAAGGGCGCTAAGCAATCATTCAAGATTCGTCATACACAAACTGCTGAAGGCAGAATTGTGCAAGCCCGTCAAGCATTGGGATTAACATTTGCATATGCAGATGCATTCCAAAAGGAAGCGGAAGAATTATTCAAGCAATCAGTTACCGATAAGCAATTTTCGGATTTGATTCGCAATCTATATCCAAAGCCTGAAGCAGATGTTAAGGGCGCTTTAAAGAAGTGGGAGAATAAGGTTGTTCTAATTGATGACCTTTATCATAACTCACCTACTAATAACACAATTAAAGGTACTGCTTGGGGTGCGTTCAATGCATTGACTGAGCGTTTAGATTATTACCGTACCGCCCGTACTGGTAATACTGAATCGCTAAATGCTGGTGCAAGTGGATTTGATCCAATACTAACTGCAGAGAAGAATAAAATTCTTAAAGCAGTTAAAGCGTTAGCCTAAATAAATGGGGCCCGAAAGGGCCCCACCATTGGCCCATTAGCTCAGTTGGTTAGAGCGCTACCCTGTCACGGTAGAGGTCGACGGTTCAAGTCCGTTATGGGTCGCAACGCCCCCAAAGCTAAAGGCAGGATTTTTTTCTTACGACACGCATAATATTTTCCCCAAAATCCTTGTAATTGTCAGTTGGCACTGATACAATTGCGCTATTCAACGAAAGGAATAATATGCCTAACTGGGTGTATAACACATTAACGATACAAGGTCCAAAGTCTGAGATAGATTTTATCAAAGATAAACTTAACGAGCCATTCATGGTATGGCACGATAGTTGGAACATGGAAACTAATAAAATGGAAGTAACTGAATCTACATATTCTAATCCTATATTTGCATTTTGGAATATACATTCTCCATTACAAGACGGTATTACAATGCAAGAGTATATTCAGCAACCTACACGACTAGGAACAGACACGAGTGCACCTGATTGGTTTGCTAAAGAGGTAGCGCATGCTATGACTCAGAAAGATTGGTATTCATGGAATACAACTAACTGGGGAACTAAATGGGATGTCGCCGTATCAGACGGTGATGAGTATCCTGATACTGAGTTGCTTGAATATGAATCAAAAGGTGATGATAACTGGCTAGTATATAAATATAATACTGCTTGGTCACCTGCTGTAACTATCTTAACTAAACTAAGTAATCTTGTTCCTAACTCTCTACTAACCCTTGAATTTGAGGAAGAGACAGGTTGGGGTGGCGAATATGAGATTGTCCGTGGTGAAGTTAAAGAGAATCTAGAATATACCAATATGTGCTATGCCTGCCAATCCTATGACACAATAGATTATTGTGAAGAGGGATGTGGGGAATTCTGTTCATCTTGCAAAGAAGGCTCTTGGAGAGACGAAGAGGCTATGGCGCAATGTCAGACCCATAAGGTATACTTAACCACTACCACAACGAAAGGAATATAATGTTAGACAACCTAGAAACATCAATGTCAGTACCTCACGAGTATAACTCTAATCTACTTGTAACCTACAAGAAGATTGCAGGAACTTATGCAGCACCTGAAGCACCTGAATATATTACTCAGAAAGTAGTTGACTTAGAGTGGGCCCTTGAACAAGGTCGCCGTGCTGATGATTTATACAATGGCCTTAAACTTAAGGTTAATGAGTTAGAGGAACTTCTAGTTGAATTGTATAATCCTAATTATACAAAAGAAGAAGCGCTTCAACAAATAGCAGAACTGTTTGGATTTGAATTATCAAAGACAGTTACCGTAACTGGAACCATTGCCTTTGAAGTAACAGTTCAAGTACCACTTGATGAGATTGATAACTTTGATGCTCATTACAAACTCGGAGATGAACTTTCATTAACATCGTATGGCAGCGAAGTTGAAGTAAATGATTGGTCAATCGAAGATACAAATGTGGATTGGGACTAATGTACTTTGAACTTACTGCTCCGAACCAGGTAGCCTTTAAGCGGGCTATCTGGGAAGCGGACATAACTGGATTGGATCCACAAGAAATGGATTCATTGACTTTCAACATTGGAACTGGTAGTATTGAGAAGGTAAGTCGCATTCGTGATAAATATAATTTAAAAGAAACTTATTTATCTCAATTCGAGCCAACTGGATACTCAAGGAGAAAATAATGTCAGACTACAGAGATGGATTTCAAGACGGGTATAATTTTGCTCGTGAAGAGATCATTGATAAACTAAGAGAAATTGACATTTCTGACATTGACGGGTTCTTATTAGATAAACTATCTGACATGATTGAAGGTAACAAGATATGAGCGAATGGATTAAATGTGATGTTTGTCCAGCTCAGGCAATGCACCTTGTTAGAGGAACGACTGGCGAGCTGACATTTTGTGGCCACCATTACAATAAATACAAAGAGGCTCTAGACAAATGGGGCTATGAAATGGTAGAATTAAATAAAAAGGAAGTAACACCTCAACTAGAAAAGGCGGGAATATAATGGGAGACAGAGCAAACTTTGGATTCGTCCAACCTAATGGAAACACAATTGTGCTATACGGTCACTGGGCTGGGCACAATATGCTTGGCAAACTAGCAGACGCTGTCATTAAGGCACGTCCTCGTTGGAATGATGGTTCATATGCAACACGTATCGCAATCAGTCAAATGGTTGCAGATGAATGGAATATGGAAACTGGATGGGGACTATATATAAACGAAATTGGCGATAATGAGCACAAGATTGCTATCGTTGATTTTAAGCAACAGACATTTAGTCTTCACGAGGAAGCCCCACACAATGACTTGGATAATAAAGTCCGAGGAATGAACAATGACGCAATCTTTACTATGGACCTCTCAGTATTCTGTGAGAAGTATGCAATGGAGAATATTCTAGTCGTTTAATATGATATAATATTAATAGGCCGTGTGCCTATTAAAACGAATGGTGCATCTACTCTAGATGCTAAGTAAAGCAGGTTTTTCCTTTCGTTGAGGTCCTAGCAGCCCTTCTCTTAACCCCCGTGACTCTAAGCATGGGGGTTTAGCTTTGCCCCCAAAAGCGGAGGGTAGCATATGTTGTTTACGGAAGTCAAATATATTTCCCAGGATTTTGAAGCTTTGATCATGTGGTGTAGAACACACCTATATCCTATATACAATGTCAGTGGCATGTTATATAATTAAGCCATACTAACGAAAGGATTAAAATGGCAGAAGTATCATTTCTTGAAAATGAGAATCAAATGGTAATTGACGCAGAACTGCAAGCAATTGCAGAACAATTACTAGATGACTGGATGAATGAAAATCTAAATGAAGGTACATTCTATGCTGATTGGTGTATTGCTGATAGGGTAGATAGTAATTACCTGAAAGGTAGATTTAATAAACATTATAATTTAACATCTACAGATGAACATTATATTGAATATGATGAGGAGAAATAATGTTAGGTTATACATATAAGGATATACAAAACTTTGGTAATAGTTTAACTGTTGCTATTGATTCCGCTTCCGACCCTGATGTTAAGCAAGGTCTATTAACCATATGGGACTTCTTCGAAGGCCTACTAGCAGAAGGGTATATAGATGAGAACACATACTACGGATAAGTTAATTGAATATATGAAGATTCATTTAATTAGTCTTGAACAAGACCTGGAACAAATTGAAGGTCATGAAGTAATTTTAAGGTTTCCTCAAATGGGAGAAGAGTTTGCTGGAGGATATCCAAAAGAATATATACAGGGAGAAATTGCTGCATTAAACCATATCCTGGAGGTAGCAAATGAATAAATATGATCAAAGGCGTAAAGCCTATAATCTTAAAATGTTAGAAGAGAATGGTCAATTAGGTATATGGTCATTGGATAGATTAGGTAGGATTGCTTTCTGTGCCTTTTGTTCCACCGCCATAAAAGCGGGAGATATGAAGAAACACAAAAAGCTTTATCATAAGAAGTGTCATGCACACCTGTATATGACATTTAAGTATGATAAGTTTAATATAGAAAATCCAGTATTAGCAGGAAATGTCAGTAGCGACTGATATAATGAATAACTCTAACGAAAGGTATGATAATGAATAACATCTTGGAACCCCACCTACAAAAATTAGTTGACCTGGGAGAATCAGGTACTGACATCATGCATGGACATATGAAGAATCTAATGTATGAATGTGAAACTAAACTATTAGACACATCTCAATTTGTAGGTCAATTACAAGATAATCCTGAATATAAATATCTTTCAGGACGTATGGATACCTTGACAGAAATCTATATTATGACGTATAATTTAGCCTTCGCCATAAACGAAAGGACTGTATCTCGTGGATGATATACAATATGACAGAGGCCAAAAAGTTAAAATGCAATTGGACCAAATTGTCAATACCTTAAATAGCGTTGATGTAGCCATGTCATTAATATGGGTATGGGCATGGGATTTAATTAGAGACAAGTATCAGTCTCATGAATTTATTACTGAGGGCTCTGAGTATGTAGTTAGTACTGGAGTTACCTTAGATGTTATATGGGATAAACTTTGGGAAAACCCGCCCTCCGATTTTACCCTGGAGTTCGGGGCAGATCAAATGGACGAGGCTGTAATGGATTGGATGATTGATAACAACTTCCTTACCCTCCTAGATGATGATGATTGGCTAAACGATAGTTCTGACGTGGAGTCAGATGATGTACAACTTAATATGGAATGAAAGGACTAGGCTTCAAGGCGGAGCTCAGGTCAATTAGAAAGAGGATCTACAATGGCAACAAAGCGTGAATATCTAAAGTCAAAAGGCATTACAGTGGGCGTCCGTGGACGTTTCTCAGGTGCCGCTAAGCAAGCTCTGTCAGAGGCAGAGAAGAACGGCGTAAAGTTTACAGCTGAGGTAAAGACTAAGTAAACTAACTAACATTGGGTAGGGTCGATGGCTTGGCGTTATTGACCTTACCCAACCTAGCATGATACAATGACTGAGATTAGAAAAGGCGGATATGGCAAAAAGAATACAAGAAGAAAAGATAGCAGAAGCATTAGCAGAGGCAGTAGATAACAATTGGTTTAATCCTACATTGTGCGCTGACCTAATTGTTAATCACATGCCGCTATATACTCAAGACCGACTAATGATTTTAATATCAGAGGTCATAAGGCAACAAGCCTTGAGGTTTGAAACTGAGTGGGAGCATGGCTATACATCTGACGGCTTAATGCTATCAAGTCATTTGGCTGAAGTAATAGAGGCTCATCAACGAGGTCTGGACATCTAATGACCAAGCCTGTAGGATCTAAGCAGCGGAAGCCCAAAAACTGGGAGACTGCTAATGGACGGGACAGGAATCATGCCCTTGCAGCTTTTAGAAAAGTAAAGCGGGCAGAGAAAAGAAAGAAGTCCCAATTCCAAGAGTACTATGATTCAATGTGTGGTCCAGTAACTATAACATATAAAGAAGTAAATTTAAATAAGTAAACATTTGGGACATGTGATCGATTTGTACATGTATGTACATTTTGATATACATTGTCCCATTTGTTATATCTGAGTAGGGGCAGAATATCTCCTTTACGACAAGCTATAAAAAATCCCTGAAATTCTAGAAGAATATAATATAAATGTATATTAATCTTATTAAACATATATAGAATCTATTAAAATATATATAAAATGTGGGCAAATTTTCCTATTTACAAGACATGTTTATATATCCTGGAATACATTATATGATCACATTTGGATAACATTTGGCTCAAAGCTCTTGACAATATGGCTATTATATGCCATGTGGGTCAAAGTGGAGCATTACGGGGAGTTGTGGGGAATCGCTCAATTACATGTATATCTATCTAATTATATATCGATAACATTTACGTTATAATTAATAGTATTTACTTTGACTGATATGATGTAGATATGGCTCTAAAAGGTCATATAAGGCTATTAGAGAGGGTGTAAAGTTCGGGGGGATACTAGGAGTTGCAGATAAATCTTGACCTATTTTTTAGCTCATTCTTGGCTATATCTATTGCTATATCTTGGCTATATGCATAGCCATAGGTAAGTATCTTGCCCTTTGAGCTTAGGGTCCATGTCCAATTTAAACTAGGCAAAGTAAATCTACTTTTGTTATTTTTTTCTTTCTTGGTTATATAGGGGATATACTCCTTAATAGTTATTTCCATTAGAATGGAGCTTCTCCAGTATCTTTGGCTATACGTAATTGCTCTCTACCCCATGCATGGAATATGTCTATCTGATTCTGGGTATATAAGCACATCTGACATAGTGAATATACGAGATCACCTTTAGTATATAGGAAGAGTTCTTTCTCTATATAACATACATTACAGGTAATTTTAAACTCCCCGCTTTATTTACAATTTATGCAGTAATATGGAGCACGTAGTTGATCTATACCAACATATCCTGACTTAGCACATTTATAGCATGTAGCTTTAACTATGCTAGGATCTCCAAAGTCTACCCATTTTATTTCTAAATTTCTTGTGTAAAATACCTTGGTTGCATACCATGTAATGGCTATTAGTAGTAGTTCTATCATTAGTTCCCGCCTTTCAACAATTATGAGTGCATCCACAATCTGGACACTCTCCACCTGGAGCAGCATTACAATCATCGCACCAGTCTGGTGGATTTTGCTTATATCCTGGTATTTTTTCTTCAGTCATATAATATATTATACTATATCTATATTATTCTAGTCAACTACTTTATCTATGTGGATCTAATTGCATGATATGAGTAAATATAGCTGTGCCTGTAATAAGTATAGATATATGAATGTATAAACAGATAAACTTAGATATTAATCCTATTGGTCTATTTAGAGTAACTGTATTAGTCCTTGACATCTATATCCTTAATTCGTATCCAGCATCCATATTTATTTGGCTCTGCCGACCCTATATATTCTTGTCCAGTCTCCATATCAACTAGCTTCCATTTACCTGGAGCCTTGGTATGAATTACTAGGTCTATTGGAGCCTGTAGCTCCCATGCTGATCCGCCATCAATTAATTTTCTATGTGCCATATTTATCAATTATACTATATTGTGCCAGGTACTGGCAAGATGAGCTTCTATTTTCCGCTTCACTTTTTGCGCCCTTATATTAAACTAAATTTATTAAATAGAAGAATCTAAAATTACCTTACCATATGTCTTTCTACTAAGGATATCGTAATGAGCTTTATCTGCATCCTTGAGTGAGTATTTGAAGTCAGTATATGTATTCAGCAAACCATCTTGAACCAAAACAAATAAGGATTTTACAATATTAATAAATTTAGATGGGTCCTCAAAGCAGTTTTGTAGCCAGAACCCAGAAATAGTCTTAGATCCATTCATTAAGGTTTTCGGGTTAACTAAATTAATATTGGTGGAATTTTCGTCTGCCATGCCATAAACCACAAGCCTCCCAAAATTTTTTAATAAGGCCAAATCCCTTTCAATATCAGATCCAGACATGTTTAAAATTACATCAAATTTTTTATTATTTATATCAGTTTTAACCCCAATTTTGTTAAAAATTTCAATAACGGAATCTTTTGTAGATGTTGAGTAGACTTCGGCGTTAAGCATTTTTGCCAACTGTATCGCAATTAGCCCCACACCACTACCACCAGAGTATATTAAAACTCTTTCTCCACTCTTAACTTTTCCTACACTATTTACTAAATGCCAAGCAGAAGCCCCCTGTATAAAAACATGAAGGGCTTGAGAAAATGAAATTGTGTCTGGGATTTCCAGAGTTAAGCCTTTCCAAAGATTGGCTTTGGTTGCATAACTTCCTGATGGGGCTATCCCTATTACTCTTTTTTTATCTTTATCAAAGCCAGCAGATTCTGCGCCAGGAATAAAAGGGAGCCTTGAAGTGGTCAAGTATGTATTTTTTATTTGATGAGTATCTGCAAAATTTATCCCAGTTTCCTTTACATCAATTAAGGTGTGCCCTGGGATTTCCTTTAAATCTGGAACTTCCTCAAATAGCATTGAGCCTGGTCCACCAAATTCTTTTATAATTATTGCTTTCATTACACTCTTTCTATTGTATAGTTAATTGTATCATAAATGGTATACTTTTAATATGGATTACATTATTCTTACTTTCCCCAGGTCTGGGTCTAACTACCTACAACAGCTAATTAAACAAAAGCTTCGTGACCCAAATGACATTGATACCCACATAGAAATTCCTAAAACACATTTGCCTTCTGAGGCAGAGGGTAAGAGGATAATAACTATTATTAGAGACCCTTACGAAACAATGAGGTCATATACCACCCTTGCTGCTAGTTTTCCAGAAAAATATCCTGTAGAAGGTGGTGGCCAATGGAAATTTCCAGCACAGGAATATATTGATTTTTACTCATACATTTTAAAAAATCAGGCTATAATTATAGATTACAGGGATTTTGTATCTCGCCCAAATGATGTGCTTGAATATTTAGCAAAAGAAATGTCATTATGCGTAAACAAAGAAGAGTATGTTAATTACCTATTTAATTCTGAAGATCATCTTGTTTCTAGCGCCGCCTCAGATCTTTACAAGACTATAGCGTATAAAGAACATTTCCCAGATAATTTTTTCAAGATGTTTGAATGTGTAAAATGGTACAAGGGATCTTTAAATAGAGTGATTAAGCTCTCTTAAACGTTGATCTTCCCATAATCCTGAAATAGATTCATTGCCAATATCATCAAAGTAGTATCTATTCTGTTCTGGATTAAATGTCCACCCATACCACATGTCTCCCTCAGACCATGTTAGATTGGTTGGGACTTCTTCTTTTTCATATTCAGCCAATGCATCTAACAATTCTGCATTTTCCAACTCTACCTGCATTATTGCCTGCATAAGTAGCCTTGGACGCAGTAATAACTTTAATGCATATATCAAATTTGATATCCTTTTTGTCTTTCTTTTTTTGTGGCCTGCTTATATCCCCATCCGTATGATGCCAGCATTAATAAGGCAATCGCTGATGAGTGTAGTAGATCAAACATGTTTACTCTTTCCCCGTATCGATAGGTTTAGGATTGTACCCACCCCTATTTCTTTCTAATACATTAAACCCAGTTGCTCTTTCAAGCACCATGTAATGATAATCTATAAGTCCTAATTCGTCTTCAAGTTTTTTTAAAATTTTATCAATTGGAAGATCTCCGCATGTGTACAGATCAAACTGAATCTCTGCTGGATTTGGCTCATCCCATATATGCAATGCTATATGGCTGGTCTCTATCATGACTATGCAAGTTAAGCCCATATTGCCTTCTTTAGTCACATAAGATGAATATGGACCCTGTATGATCTTCATGTCGATAGAGTGGACTAATGACTGCATCCATTTTATTGCATCAAATTCATTTTTTAACGGAGCATTAGTGTATCCGTTTACAAGTAATTGATTATGCAGTGGCACGTGGTCTCCAATTGTAGGTTTTTTCTGGGTCTGTCCAAGGGTAGCCATTTTCAAAATCCCATGGATACCATACATCTTTCCACCATGTTCCAGGGTTTTCTTTATTATGTCTGTCTAAATGTTCTTTATATGCATTTTCATACCAATCTAATTTTTCTGGCTGATCTTTCCAGATAGATCTAGCAGCATATAGTATTGCTGTAGGAGATCCTGCTGGCAGATGCCAACTGGTTTCTGATTTATAAGAAAGCATTTGAATTTCTTGCATTTTTGCCAGAAAACCTAAACTTAAGTGGCCAGAAATAGTTTCTTGTGTCAATCCTGTTTCTTCCTCAATCTCTTTATAAGATTTACCCTCTAGGTAAAGATTAAAAATAATTTCTTTTTCAGTCATTGGTATATTATATAACATATGTATAGTTTTAGTCAACTACATTCCCTTTGGAGTTTGTCTATACCAAGAGTCTGGATACGCCTTGCTTTTAACTTTAGGAACTATTCTTCTAATTTCATATAAGCACAATGAACACTCACCTATGTATAGATAATTACCAGATTCTAATTCTGTTACTGCAGTTGTTTTACCTTTAGATAATTTGCTACAATATCTACAATAAGCATCTATTTCTTTCATCTAGAGCTTCCTAGAAATGGTGTTATTCTGCTTTTTCTTTTTTCTTTGTAACCCATATCAAAATCTTTTAATTCATCGTATCCATATCCTGTTGTTGGCTCTGGATTAGGCATATCGTCTCCCATAGCCCCACATATAGCGCATGTTACTTGACCGTCCATGTCTAATTTGAACTCATGGTCATGCATCTGTTAGTCTAAGCTTTTAGTAATTATTGTATATATCCCGTGGGCAAAAATGGCCAATAAAGTAACTATCATTAATATATTTATAATATTGCTTTTCATAGCAGAAAGTATAGCATAAATAGGGGTGAAATGGCTAGTATAAATACAATAGTTTCTATAAGTATTACTTTGGGGTTCCTTTTTCTTCTTTTATTATATACATTAAATCCAAGATTTCTCATTAGAAAGTTTAAATAAACAAACATTGTTAGGTATAGGTTAATGGATAGATTCTTTATAAATACCCACGCTGGGTCTGTCACCCAAGCTTTAATTAACAACATAAGTGTATCCACACCTTTCACACGAGCTGTAGGTAAGCCCAGTAAATGGACATGATGCCTGAAGGTAATAATGTTTAAATATTTTGCATTTAATTTTATTCAGCAATATTTTTTATCGCTTTCAGTACGCCATCTGCATAATCTGGATGTATCCTACTAAACTGAACAATTACTCCATCTATTATGTCTTGATTGGCTTGAGATAAAGATACTGCAATATTCTTATACAATCTATTTTTTTGATCATCATTAAACATGTTCCATAAATTTCTTGGCTGTAAATAATAATGCTCTTCCGCTTGTTTATTTTGAGAATCCACATAAACCTGAGATGCCTTATATAGCTCAAAATCTTTTTTTACATGATCTGGTAATGGATTTAACTTTTTGCCCAACCTTAACTCTTGAACCATGGGATATGCTTTTGCTCTTGACAATAATGCAAAATCTGGAGAGAGCCCAATTCCTACTGGCAAATTGCCTGGACCAAAACCAATTTGGTCAAACTCTTTTATTTGATTTTCTGCCAATTCATTTAATTCAATTTCACCAACTTCAATTAAAGGAAAGTCTTTATGTGGCCAAATGTTTGTTGTAGAAAACATGTTGTATTCTACGTTTTCCCAAGAGTTTTCTTCAGCAATCTGAATATACACTTTCCATTTTGGAAAATTTTTACCAGATATTAAATCATGCATATTCCTAGACATCTTATCGGGTTCGTTAAAAGAAATTAATGTAGCTTCTTCATCTGTATAAAAAGCCCTACCTTGTTGTGTTTTAAAATGAAATTTTATCCATACCCTTTTACCATTTTTATTAACCAAAGAATATGTTTGACAACCATACCCATTCATATTCTCCCAGCCCCTAGGTATACCAGTATCAGAATAAATCATTGTCAAAACATGAAGTCCAGACGGATTTGATTCTACAAAAGCCCATTTGTTATTAAAATTTATTGTATTTGTTCTTTCGTCTCTATTGAATGCTTGATGAAATACATTAGTGCTTTCAGCTTTATCTACCCATTGGATAGGAGTGCTTAAACCCACAATGTCTAATAATTCATTATCTCCAAAAAATCTTACGCTGAATCCCCTGTTATCTCTTAACATCTCCGATGTACCGTGATCTGCAACAGTATTTGAAAATCTTACAGCTATTTTAAACTTTTTGTTATTTCCAGTTAAAAACTGTGCAGTTGTATACTCAGATAAATCGTTGGTTGATGTAAAATCACCATAATATCCGCTACCGTTAGCATGAAAAAATCTATCTTTTGTTTTTAATTCATTAAATTTTGACAAAGAAAAACCTATTATTGCAGGCATATTACCAGTGGTTTTAATATACTTTTTCATTTAATTCTTCCCCATCCTATTTTGTTCCATCCACGTTCATGTGCGTAATAGATAAATACTTTAACAACAGTTTCCCAAAACGCAATTGTCACAGAAAGAGTAGCGTTTCTTGTTATAGCATAAGCCACGGCAACAGAAGAAAGAGTTCCCCATATTCGATAACTTAACGCTTTAACAAATGATCTAGACCTAGTTACTTTCATTTTCGTCCTGTTCAAAATAAATCATTGCTTCTTTATCTGACCAACTGCTGGTAAAAAATAAATCAGATACCCATCTGCCTACGCTTTTCAGTAGCTGATATAGCATGAATGTCTGCCCCCAAATCTACCTGTTCAATCTTATATCCCACATCACGACCATAAACAATGTTAGTTATATTAGGTAGCCTTACTACCATTGATCCGTCCATAAATTCATCTTTGGCAATATACTCTTTTACCTGATCAAATGTAAGCGGATCTTTTTCGCTAGTCTTGTATGTATTTCTAACCCCAAGCATTACTTGATCTGTTCTTTGCCCTGCTTCTTTATATAAAGCATGATGACCTTCGTGCCATGGTTGATACCTGCCCAACATTAATGTTGTAGGAAGTCTCCAGTCATGTATTTGAAAGTCTATGCAAGCAATTCTTGCAGCATCATTGTATTCATATAAATCATCAAACATTAAATCTACATTGTGTGGAGTTTCCCACATTGCTGTGGTATCAGAAAAATCTCTAATTGGTTTACGATTCATCCAAACAATTTTATCTGGTTTGCCAAATGCTTTTCTGGTTTCTTCTGTTGGGTTTACAAAATCTGCAACCACATGATAACCTTGTTTAGACAGTAAGCGTGATAATGCACCCATTCTACGGGCCTGTTCAATTCTATCTTCTGGTGTAAATCCTAAATCTTTATTTAATTCTGCTCTTACTTCATCTGCATTTAAATGTATGCCATTAATTCTATCCGCTAACTCTTTTGAAAATGTAGACTTGCCAGCTCCTGGCAATCCAATTACTTGAATAATCATTAAATAATTCCTGTTTCCTCTGCGTCATCTATCTGATCATCTATTGTTCTTAAAATATCAATATCTAGCTCCGAAGAACTAGATAATGATCTTATGCACATAATTAAACTTTCTTTGGTCTACCAGTTTTTTTAGGACCAAGATTTGTTTCTCTGCGGATACCATGTTTATTAGTATCTACTTTTGTTGCTGGCCTTGGACCATTAATTCCTGATCTAAACTTTCCTTGATTTGGTTTTTTACGACCAACTTCTTGAGAAGTTACTGCTCCTGCTGGTTCATTGTTTGGCGGTGTCGCCATACCTGTGCCATTTTCACTCATTGATAAATTGTCTTGTCTGCTCAGGTGTTGAAGTCATGTTTAATGTTAAACCAGCTTCTCCATCTCTTGAAACATCTGTTATTGGTGCTGAAACAATACCTGTTTCGCTTCCTACTGATTCACATCCGCATTCAAAACACATAATTACATGCCTCTATATGTTGCTGCGTTGTCTGACTCATCTGCTCCTGAAATTGGAAGTGAATCTGATGATCCTTCTTGATTCAATCCTGCATTGCCTTGTGATGACATATCTGATGAGGCAAAAGCTGAGCCTTCATTATCTGAATAGTGTGCATCAATATTGTGTTGTACTGCTGGCTTTACTGTTGCAAAACCGTCTAAATTTAATCCGTCTGACATTTTATTTCTCCTATAGGTTGTTTTATTTAGATGGGTCTAGAGGTCCATCTATGCCTCTATTATAGCATTTAGTTGATTAAGATTTATACTGTATATTATAGCAATCTACGCACACAGATATTATTTTTGAGGGGGAATTTGCTATTCTGGTTGCTTTATTTGGGCAACCTTCTATTTCACACATATTTGAAAACACTATTTTATTTTATTTCCAAACTTAGACCACACTCTTTCGTGTAAATAGTATCCAAGGGCTTCCCATCCTATATATATAAGGGCCCCAAGACTTGCATATTCCCATTCGCCAGTAAACAAATATATCACGCCAGCCACGCCTACAAGATGAAAGGTTTCCCAACTTGCTGTTTTCAATAACGTTTTTTTATTGCTATCCATTATCTCATTCTATCATTTATATGATAAAGGGGCAAGGCCTAAGCCTTGCCCCTTTTAATTAAATTAATTACTTAATCCAATTTACCTTTAGCTTAGGGAACTTTGCGTTCCATTTTTTAGCCAAAGCATTGAATTGAGACTTTAAAGATGCAACAATTGCTTTTAAAGACTCATTTTCTGCTTTTAAAGTTGCAGTAGATGAATCTGCTGCTGCTTTATCTGCTGCACGACCAGCTTTTTCTGCTGCAAGTGCTGAATTAGCAACTGCTAACTCTGCATTCTTTGCTGCTAGTTCTGATACAACATCACGTACTACAATTGTAGCGCTTACAGAACCTATTGGTGCTGCTAAGCCTGTTACGGCTGTTGCTACTGTTGCGTATGCAACTACTGTTACTGAACCAGTGGCAGGAATTGTTACTGTCTGCTCTTTTGTTCCAAGTGTTGCTGTTGCTGAGTCAGTTGTTAGCGCTGTTGAAAGTGCTGTTCCAGAGGTTGAAACCAAAGTATTAATTGTGGCTCCACTCTTTAGATTTCCAAATACATCATATCCAGATACCTTAAGAACTTGTGACGTACCTGCTGCTGCTGATGCTGGGGCAGACAAAGTAATTGAGTTCAAAGCACCTGCGGTACCTTGTACATAATAAACTGTTGTTGTTCCTGCACGAGTAATAGATACTGATCCTACTGCTGTACTTTTAGTATATACATAAAAGTCTGCCGATGTTCCAGTTCCCGTTGCAATTGATAGCGTTGATGTTCCAGATGATGCTGTTACTGCTGAACCAGTTGCTGCAAGAGCAGGTACAAGAGTTGCATTTACTGCAACTGCCGTTACTACTGTTCCTGTGTCTACTGATGTTACAGCAATCTTTAATGCATCTGCTGCATCTACACTGTTATCTGCTGGCACTGGTAGTGATACAGGAGTTGTTACTACTGTTCCACCCGTTGCTGCAGATCCCGCCACTGTTAATGTTACAGTTCCAGGGTTAGCGTTAGCTGCTGGCGTTACAAGCATTGTGCTAGTCAGGGCTGCAGCGATGATTAGCGATACTTTCTTGAATGAGTTCATTCTATTTATTTCTCCTTATGTTAATCTGTCTCTTTTACGAGTTCAGAAGTTTGTGACATGTTCACACTATGTAAGACGCTTTTCTATATCAAATGTCGCTAGTGTAACTCATGTATTTTTACGTGGAACGAACATGGGTCTCCGCCTTCATCCCATTCTTCCATTTCTTCATCTGACATTGGTGGGCCATCATGTGTATCACAAAACACATCTGATATCCAACCACGATCATAACCACTCTTGAGCCATATTTCAAACTCTAAATGATTTGCATCTTCGGAATCAAATTCTAAAACCATG